TTCATAAATTCCCTAAAAAAAGATCATTTTTAATATTTTATATATACTTTTATATATATATTCATTTAAACTTTATAAATAGAGATTTATATATACTTTTATATATACTTTTATATATACCCGCCTATACCCGCTTAAGGTTTCGACAGTAATGCTAAATCCAATGTAGGTGGAGGAGTTGTATTATTTATATCAATACTTGCATCTATTTGACGACCGCAGCATTTAGATATTATTCTTTTATGATTTATGAGACTTATTAATGTACCAATAATAGATATAACTATACTTATTACGGCTATAACTTGAGTATCCATATGTAATTATATATAGAAAAAATATCTAGACAATATATATGGACGAACAACAAATAGAACAAATTGAGGAAACAGCAATGGGTGACGATGATATCCGTACATATTTTCCTAAAGCTCGTATATTTGTGTATAACAAACTCAATAATATAGATTCAATACATGATTATCTTCCAAATAATAAATCTTATTTCTTTATGTTAATAGAAGATAGTCCTAATAGAGGACATTGGATCTGTATGAATAAGATGAATAATGTAATTGAATTCTTCGATTCTTATGGTGGGGCACCAGATACTCAATTAAAATGGATGGGTAAAGAAAATAATAAGATGTTAGGTCAAGGACATCATAGATTAACTGAATTATTAAAAGAATCAGGATGTAAGGTTGTGTATAATCCGGTGGCTTATCAACAAGAAAGCGAAGATATAAAGACATGTGGTCGTCATTGCTGTTTAAGAATTAAAAAGATGTTAGAAGGGAAAGATTTAGATGATTATAATAAATTCATGGAGAATAATGTAAATTCTTCAGGAATGGATTATGATGAAATAGTCTCATTTTTTATACAACATTAACAACCATTACCATTATTATTTTTAGGATATGGCAGAGAATCTTTATACTTACGTATAGCTTCCAAAAATTCAGCGGTCTCATTATCAGACCAACCGATCCATTTTCCACGTTTATTAATGGGATTTGGCATATTAATACCAAGAGTAGGACTAAAATAAGCACGAGGAAGAACTTTAATAAACTTTTCTTCGATAATTTGGAGAGAGCCTTTATTGATGATTTTATTATACTTAACATAGGGCATATATATAGTATTAGGAAAAATATAATTTTAAAGTAAAAAATATAAAAAATATATAAGTTATATTATATGTCCGCAGAATACTGCTATACGGAATCTCCTGAATACATCCTCAAAAAAGAATATACTGAAAAACCAGATATCTCAAAATTACACGAAATATTTGTTATTGTATATAAAGTAGATCTACCTAATTATCAGAAAAAGAAAGAAGAAGATTCAGCAAGATATATTTTTTTACATAGTTTAGAAAAAGCATTTAAAAGATGGAAACTCTTTGGTCCCAACGGTGCAATATTACAAAGAATATTTACTGATGATGAAGAACTTAATGCACTTGCAACAAAAAATGATAATATAGAAATTAATGAAGAAGAATTAGTAAGTAGTGATGAAGATGAAGAAGAGAAAGAAGAAGAAAAAAAAGAAGAAGTTAAAGAAGAAAATACAGAAATTACAGTATAATACATTATTATTTTTTCTAAATAATAATATATAAATGCCTTATGAAATTAAGAAAGTAAATAATGGTTTCAAAGTATGTAAAGAAGACGAACCAAAAAAATGTTTCAGTAAAAAACCATTATCACAAGAACAAGCTAAAAAACAAGAAAAAGCAATTATTATTTCAGAACATATGGAAGGTGGTACGCATAAAACTAATATACTTAAAAAATATAAATTAGATGATAAAGGACATTCAATAGAAGAATTATCAAAAGTTAGTAGCGTACCATTAAATATTTTACAAGAAGTATATAATCGTGGTGTAGGTGCATATGAAACTAATCCAATATCGGTTAGATTAAAGAATTCATTCGTTAAAAATGTAGATGCTCCTATGAAAAAGAAACTATCAAAAGAACAATGGGGTATGGCTCGTGTATATTCATTTTTAGATGGTAATCCTAAACACGATAATGATCTACGAAAAAACGAAAATGGTAAATTAGAAGGTGGTCTTAAACCATTAGCTGCTCGTATTGGTGGTAAAGTATTACTAAAAAAGACTATTGTAAATGAATATTTTCCAAATAAAGATTCATATGAAACTTATGTAGAACCATTTGTAGGAGGTGGTTCTATATACTTTTATAAAAATAAAGATGGTAAAAAAGAAGTTATAAATGATATAGATCCTGATATATACGATATGTTTAAAGGATTTCAAACATATAGTTCAGAAGAATTATCAAAAGATATTAATGGTGATTATACCGAAGAAGACTTTGAAAAGATCAGAGCATCTAATCCAAAAACAACATATCTACAATTCTTAAAAACCTATTTATTATATAAATTATCATATTTAGGAAGAGGAATATCATTTGGTAAAGATCGTATAAATGCTAATTTTGATTCATATAAAGAGAGATTAAAAGGAGTCGAAATATCACATTTAGATTATAAAGATGTAATAAAAAAACATAATCAACCATCTACTTTTTTTTATCTAGATCCACCTGCTAGAGAATCAACTGGTAATTATAATTTTCCTGCAATAGATACTAAAGAATTTGCAGATGTATTAAAAACAATAAAAGGGAAATTTTTAGCTACATTAGAAGAAGATTCATATAAAAAAGAATTATTTAAGGAATATACTGTAGTAACTCTAGAATCAAAACAAATAGGAGATAATTCGCTAGGAGGACAACCTAACAATATTAAAGAATATATTATAATGAATTACAAACCAAAAAAAGTAGGTGGATGTTCTTCATGTGGATTACAAGGAAAAGGTATAGTAATAAAGATAGAAGAACCTAAAAAATGCAATGGATGTATGGGAATGTGTGGTGGTAATATATCTGATTTCCAGAAAAAACTAGATAGTATAGGATTTAAGCCAAATATATATCTAAAAAAAGCTAAAGAATTAGCTGAATACAGTGGTTATGATCCTGTAAAAGTATCTTTTTGTAATACTGGAACAAATAAACTTATGTATGATTCTCCAGAAGGATTAGTTCATTTTGGAGCACCTCAATATAATGATTATATTATTTATAGCTTTTTAGAAAGTAAAAAAGAAGTAGAAAAAGGTACGGCAGATCAAAGAAGAGAATTATACAGAGCTAGAGCATCTAATATTAAAGGACATTGGAAAGACAATAAATATAGTCCTAATAATTTAGCTATAAATATTCTCTGGTAGATTATATATAAATGTTCTTGTGTGCTATGGATGGAAAATTATATGACGATGAAACATTACAAAAAGAAACTGTATTTACACTAGGTTTTGATTATGGTAATTCGTCAAAAGATTATAAATGTATAACTTGTTCTCAATGTTGGGGATTAATAAATATAAAATATAAATTAGATAAAGATGACAAATTTATTATCCCTCTCGAAGAAAAATTAAAACTATATAAAATATCATCTTATAATATAGATAATACAGTAGATAAAGATAAACCAGTTGATAGTAATAAAACTCTTATAACTGATATATTAAAAGTAATGAAATCAAACGAAAAAAAAGGATGTAAAAAAGGTAAAAAATGTTAATTCTATTTTACTGTAAAAAATATCTAGATTTATATATATATGGATTTAGAAGGTAAAATCCTTTTTAGAGATAAATTAATATCTGACTTAAAAGAAAAAAAGAAATTGTCTGACTCATCGATTAAAACATACTTAAGAAATCTCACTAAACTCAATAAAGATGAAATGTTTAAGAATTTTAATTTTTTAAAAGATACAGATGTAATAATTCGTAGATTATCAGCATATAAAGAAAATACAAAAAGGAATTATTTAATTTCAATTGTATCTGTTCTATCTTTATCTGATAAACCAGCAGTAAAAAAACTATATAATACTTATTATGATTTAATGATGAAAAAGAATGATGAAATAAACAGAGAAGTAAATCCAAATGAATTAACAGATACCCAAGAAAAGAACTGGATCTCGTGGGAAAATGTAAAAGAAAGATATACATCATTAGAAAAAGAAGTCGATGAATTTGCCAAGAATAAAGAATTATCAGAACAACAATATAATACATTATTAGGTTATATCATCTTCAGCTTATATATTCACCAAGCCCCTCGTAGAAATAAAGACTATCAAATAATGAAATTAACAAATGAATATAAACCAGAAGATTCTAAGGAATTTAATTATTTAGATTTACATAAGAGAGAGTTTATATTTAATTCTTATAAAACTAGTTCTAAATACGGAACTCAAATCATTAAAATAAATGATGATCTATGGAATGCTTTAAATAAATATTTTTATCATCATGTATGTATTATAAGAAAAAATAAATCTAATAGTGTAAAACAACCAGTATTATTATCAAATGATTTTGGAGATTGGTTTTTATTATACCATAATCACAAACCCTTAGATAAAGTAAATAGCATCACAAGAATCTTAAATAAGATATTCGATAAATCTATTGGATCATCTATGTTACGTCATATTTTCTTAACAGATAAATATGGTAAAACATTAGACGAACAAGAAAAAGATGCCAGTGATATGGCACACAGTAAATCAATGCAAAAAGATTATATAAAGAAACCTAAAAGTATAGTTGTTACACTTTAAATAATATAATTATAATTTATAATTATATTAATTAGTCGTCATCATTAAATGTAAATAATTCTTTTTCAGTCATAACACATGTAGGATATGTTTTAAATATTGTAGCCCATCTTGTTTTTAACTTTTTAATTTTTTTGATTTCTTTAATATCAAGACCTGCATAATTTTCTAAAAATCTCCTCTGTTGGGAGCCAGCCCCTGAGTGTGGAAAATAGGTAATACTACTACATTCATTTAAAATTCGACGGGTATCCGCACCATTGGAGGGTAAATGGTTGGTACTAATACAATATGTATTATAGTGTCTCCCCGTCTCGAGTATTCCATTTAAAATATTATAAACAGCTTCTTTATGAGCTTTAACTTTTATAACATCTATATCGTCAAATATAACTAATGAATCTTGGAACATAGAAGGATCTAATGGTTCATTAACTAATTTATCAGTTATTGATATTCTTTTTGGTTTTATTTCTTCTAAACTTTCATCATCTTGTAAAGCACTAAATAAATATACATCATTTGATTTAGTCATTTTTTTCCATTCTTTAATAAACTTTCTAGCGTAGGTAGATTTACCTGACCCAGACGCACCAAAAATATATAGAATTTGTCTTTCTATTTCTGGGTCTGGTATCTGTTGGAATACTCCAGTATCTGGAATATGGACGTTTGTTAGATTTTTTGTTACACCTGATTCATCACCATCGGTAATAGACACAACTTTGTTATTAAATTTACCTCCTTCGATTTTACATAGCGTTTTCCCTGTCTTCTCCAAATTAAATGGCATATATAATATATATTGGAAAATAAAAAAATATTAAACTAAAAAATTTACATTTTGCGGGCAAATGCCTTTTGCTTAGCTTTCTTTAAATCAGGAAGTTTGAAAAAGTCCTCTTTGTCTTCTTTTATAAAACCTTTATTTCTAGGTAATGCTTCTTCATCAAATGCATCATTATTTTCATCATCAAAAACAAGTTTTCTTAATGCACCAGATTTAGCTTCGTTCTTACCAGCACCACAATAACCTCCTTTAAGATCATCTTTATATACATCTTGATTTAGTATGTTTTGTAAAGCTTCTTGAGGTGTTCTTTCTGTAACTTCAGGTTTCTTACTAGGTTTCTTTTGAGGAACATATTGGGTAGGACCTCCTACATCACCTTGTAATAAACTTACATCAGCACCTAATGCATTTCGTTCAGGATATCTGAGGTTATTTTCATAACGTAACTTTTGAGGGAAAAAGTATTTGGTATCTTCAGTTTGACTATAGAATGGATTTTTATCACCAATTTTAGAATAATGTATAGGAATGTTATCTTGCCATTTTTGTTGTAGTTTCTTTACTTCTTTGTGAGCGTCATTATCATCAGTTAAAGGTCTTCCCATAGAATTATGTTGTACTTGTTTCTTAGAACCTAATAAATCAGCTAATGGTTTTCCCATACCAATACCTCTTCTTAATTCATCACTATGACCTTTTTTATGTTTGCGGATACCTTTACCACCGAGTTCTCCACCACCACCACCACCTCCTGCATCTTCACCTTCACCTTCATCTTCACCTTCACCTTCGCCTTCTTCACCACCACCAGCTTCAGCTTGTTCCTTTTGAATTTCAACTTCATTGAGTTTTGTAAATCTAGCTAATAACTCTTTAACTATTTTTTTCCTTTTTTCTACATATTTTCTTAATGTTGCAAAATCTTCTGGTGAGCCTGATAGTTTTCCAGGAGTCATAATTCCTTTAGTATCTAAATCAAGTAATGCATCCATTACTTGATGTGCTGTAGCTTCTAATGTCTCAACAATAGCAGCTTCTTCTTCGTCGAATGTTCTATCTTCTCTATTTACACGTTCTAATAATTCATCTAATTGTTTATTTATTGATCTTACATTGACGCCAGTATTTGATATTAAATCACTTACAGCATCATATGTTACAGTGTTATCTTCAGATCCAACAGGTTGTGCTACAATAGAAGCAGCAGCTATTGCTTTAGTAGAATCAATTAATCCTTTAGCAGCATTATATTTTTCGTTAGGATATGTCTTACCTTCTAATTTTCTTTGTTTAACTGCTTTAATATCTGCATTAGCTTGTGATAAAGCTTCTTTAATAGCTTTTTCTTTTTCTTTAATATTTGCAAATACACCCTTTTTATATTGTGCGTCTTCGCCTTTGAGAGTTGCATTTATATAAGTTGTATCTTTGTATAATTGTTTTTGAGCTGCTCTTAATTCATTTCTAGTTGTTTCTAGATTTAAAATAGTACCATCGAAATCTTCAATAGGTAATTCTTTATTGAATGCTTCATAGTTAGGTTTGCCGTTTCTAAATACTCTTACATCTATCTTTTGAAAAGGAGGACAGTCGTCAATTACTTTAACCATGTTTTTCATCATATTAAATAATGTTGATGTTCCAGGATCTCTGACAAGTGCTAATTCGTTCATTAAATGTTTTGCAGGTTCTAGAAGACCTTTTAATACATTTGCTAAATATGATATAGATGACTGAGATGTCATTCTTTTTGTTTCATATCTACCATTTGATTGAGTAGCGTCTAATAACTTATCTACAATACCATTATATTGAGAAACGATGTCGTATATAGAATTTTCGACTGTTTTGGTTACAGCAGTTTCAGATTTTCTTTTTGCCATTTCACCAATTGTTGATTTTTGACTAGCCATATATAATATTAAATAGATATTTATTATTATATATTTTTTATATTTTTTTCATCTAATTGTTCTTATTTTGCCCCTGCAGCACCTCCACCTGGTGGTTTAGGTAATGGTGCAGGTACTAATTGTTGAGCTTGAATTGGTGGAGCACCAGAAGGTACAGACGGTAATGTTGCTGCAACTTCTATAGCAGCAGCTTCTTCACGTTCTTTAGCTTTTTCACGTAGTGCAGCATCAGCTAATTCTTGTTGTCTTTCTTTATCAACAGTAGTATTTGCAGCAGGTGCAATACCTTGTTGTCCTCTTGCACCATCTTTTGTATTTAATAATGATGAAGCATTATAAGAATTGACACTAGGGAATTGTTTAGCAGTAATAGCTTTAAGTGCTTCAGCCATAGAACCTTTTAATTTATCTACTAATCCACCAAGTATAGCTTCAAATTTAATGTCTCTTGTTGTAGGAGGAGCTCTTTCGTCGTTAAAAACTGTAACTTGATTAATAGCTCTGTCAAGAATAGTTCTATTCATAGCTCTTTCATAATTGATTATTTCATCGATCTGTCTTTGCCTAAGAGTAGCCATATATATAATAAAATATAGATATTAATTTTTATTATATTTATTTTTATTTTTTATATAAACCTTTTTGTTTTACATATTTAGAAGCTTCAATCATTTTCATACCTTTTTCTATCATTACTTGTTTTACTATTTGAGCTCTAGAAGTTTTTCCTCCACCAGTAGGAGTTCTTGGATCTGTTGTAGGTTCTCTTGGATTATCTTCTACATACCCTGGTGGATTACCTGGATTTTGATTTCCAACATGTCCTGGAGGAAAAGCTCCTGGAGGTGGAGGAGGTGGTGGTAATGGAGGTCCTCCTGGTGGTGGAGGTGGAATAATTTGGTAACCATTATCAAAAGCCCATTGATCGTTAGTATAAGGTCCAACATGCCCTCGTGGAGGTGGTCCTGGATTTTGATGTCTTAATGCGATTAAATTAGCTAATGATATAAGTCTTAATGGTGGAGGAGGTGGTGGTGGTAATGGTACAACTCTTCTAGGTCTTCCAAAAATATTCCCACCACCTGTACCAACTGTAGATGTATTAGATGGTAATTGTTCTGGTGTTACACCTTGAGCTTTTGCTTCTTCAGCTAATGCAGCTTGTCTAGCAATATCTTCTCTTACTTGATGTTTGATAGCATCTAGATTTACAGCATTTGAAGAACATCCAGAATAACCTTTTAATTGTTTAATTTCATCTTGTTCTTCATCTATTTTACCATATTCTTCCATTAATCTTTCATTTACTTTATCTTTATATTCTTGTTCTTTTTTGGCAATGTCAGCTCTAGCTTCGTCTTTAACTTTGTATTGTTCTGCTTTAGCTGATAAAGCTTCTACGAAAGGTTTCATTAGATCATCTCTCTTTGTATCATTTTCTTCAAGTTGTTTTTCCATAGAATCGTTATAATTATCTAATAGATCTTGACCTTCATTTACAACGTCTTCAGCATTTGTAGTTATTTGATCTAAAATATCTTTTCTTTGAGACATAGTTCTTTCGTGAGCCTCATCTATGTCTTGTATTAAGTCATCTAAATCTTCTTGTGTAATTTCACCTTTAGATGTTTCAAACATATTATTAATCATCTCAATTTTTCTTTGTTCGAAAACATCCTCGTCAGTTTCAGCTTCTAATGTAGAAACAGTAGTAGCAATAGTATCATCTTTCCAAGCATCAAATAATCTTTCTTGTCTTTGTTCTTCTGCTATTCTTCTTGCTTCTGCTTCTTCTCTAGCTTTTGCATCAAATATATTAACAACAGACAATATAGCACCTATAATAGCTAAAGGAGGGAATACAGCACCAGCTACATCAAATGTAGTAGCTGCGATTTCTAATGGACTCATATCATCACCACCAACTAATCTTTTTCTAGCTGAGTTTGTTTTAATATGAGGAGAACCTTCTCCATTGTGTTCTATAAATCTTTTATTTAATAACATCATTTGTTGCGATATACTCATTTTTTTCCGTTTCTTACCTTGACCTGTTAAAATACGTTGAGTTTGTGCGTCTATCAATGCTTCAATATCTTCATCTTCATAAACTTCATCTCTAACTCTATTAGCTCTCTCTTGATTGGAAGATGAACTACATGATGTATAATTTTTTAGACTTGCTAATGCTCTTTGTTCGTCAATAATATCTTCATTTTCTTTATCCTTTCTATTTTGTTGATTTTGTCTTTTAACAGCATTTTCTTCATTCTTTTTAATAGCACCATCTAATTTATCAAATATACCTTGTTGTTCTGTAGCTAATCTTGTTTTTAATTTTTCTAAATCTTCATTTAATTTAACTTGATTGGCAGCTAATGAAGCATCTAATTCTGCTTTTGCTGTTGCTAATAATTGATTAAATTCAGCTTCTTGTTCTTTTAATTTCTGAATCACATCATAGTTAATAGAGTCTTGATCTTGATCTTCGAATATATTACCCATATGGAATGTTCCAGATGATAAAGATGCTTGTCTTGCAGTTTCTGCATCCTTTAATTCTTTAGCATAATCTTTTTCTATTTGTTTAGATTGTGCTCCTAGATATTCTTTCCATTCTTTAGATTCTCTAAATTTACCAAGCCAAGCATCATAATTATTTGGATATGCTGTAGCAACATTAATTGTTTCATAACCTTTTTTATCTGATTTTTGTACGTGAAGTTTTACACCTTCTGTTTTTTGTCTTTCATATTCAGCGTGTAATTTTACAGGATCATTTACAGCATTTACTTGAGCTGTTTTCCTAGCTATATATACATCGACTTTACGTTTATATTGATTTTTTAATGAAGCTAAAGTTGGTGCAAATACTTCTGTCTCAAAATGATGTTGTAAATCCATTATTTTACCAACAGCTGTTGTTGTAATATCACCTCCTTCATATCCAAGATTAATACTGTATTCAGCATTATCAGGTAATGTAATACCATAATTGATCCATTGTATAGAAGGTATCCATATTGATTTTCTGGCTAATGTACCTTTTAAAATACTGTATAAATTAGGAATAGATTGTTTAATTGGTGCATACCACGCATATGTACCTCTATCTGATGTATATTGATTATATTTAGTAACTACTTTCTGAGCTTCTGCTTTCTCTTCAGCTGTAGATGTTGATGATTGTATTATAGTATTGGCTGCATTAAAATTATTCGTTTCTTCAGCTGTCGGAACATGTGTTTTATCATCGAGTTGTTTCACATATTTTTCCAAACCTTGTTTATATTTATCACCAATAGTATCGAAGAATCCTAAGAACAATTCAAATTCTGCCTTTGACATATCAGTTACATCATAGTTAGGACTTGATGGTGCTGAATTGTTATTACCCATTATTATATATATATAGTTATAAAATATTTATAATAATATTTTTTATTTTCTACCTTTTTTTCTTTTCTTAGATGCTTTATATGGTCTGTTAGGTCCTTGTTTTTGTTGTAATTCCATAGCTTGAGGAGGCTTACCTACACCTGCTAATGTATTTTTAAATCCACCATGATTATATTTATTCATTAGATCATCGAAATTATCTATTAATCTTGGTAATTGTGGTATATTCATACCCGATAACATATTTGTAGCATATGTTTTTCTGTCAGCAAAATACGGTGCCATAGCTCTAGGTATTTTACGTGCATCTAAAATTTTTTCAGTATCTGTTCTATTATCAGATGGTGCTGAATTGTTATTACCCATTATTATATATATATTTAGATATAAAATATTTATAATAATTTATTTTTTATATAAGTTATTTGCTTTTACATATTTAGAAGCTTCAATCATTTTCATACCTTTTTCTTTCATTACTTGTTTTACAATTTCTGCTCTAGCATTAGTCTTTTTTCCCATTCCAGACATAGATGATGATTTCATTTCTGATTCAATTAATTTTACTTTCTTTGACTTTTTTCCTTTCTTACCCATACCAGATAACGATGATGCATTCATTTGAGCTCTTTCTTTCATTACTTCTTGAACGCCTCTAGATGCTTTTTGGGATGTCTTAAAATACCCACCAAAATATGTATCATTCTTTCTTACAGGTCTAGCTTCTTTAGGTGCTGTTGCAGAAGCATCAGCTACATTATTATATGCATCCATACAAGATGTATTTTTATTTACGTTACCTACATCAGTTCTAGGTTCAATTTTAGCACTTGTAATAGATGAACTTACACCTTTAGATTCTTTAGCTTTAATTGCACCTTGAGATTGACTTAATAATTGTTGGATATCTTCAGGATCCATAGCTTGCATTTTTAGGGTAGTAATTATTTGTTCTATAGTAGATTCAGAGAAGTCTCCAAATTCATCACTGTAGAATTCATTCCAGTCATCAACAGGCTTTTTAGAATACATAGTGTATCCTAATACATTACCTACAGGTTTCTTATTTTCTTTTTCAATAACCTTTTTATCTTTTTGCCATTTAGGACCATCTGGATTATCATTACCTTCTTTTGCTTCAGCTACATCTTTTTTCAATTTCTCTAATTCTTGTTTTCCTTTAGCTTCGCCTTCTTTAGCTTTATTAATAGTTTTTTGTTCTCTCTCTTTAGCTTGTTTTCTCTTTACTTCATCTTCTGCTTCTTTTGTATCATCTTCTTCTTCATCTTCTACTTCTTCGTCTTCTTCTTCTTCTTCATCTTCGTTCATGTAGCCAGAATTATCTCCTTCACCTCCATCTTCTCCTCCAGGACCACCTTGTGTTGCTTTAATGACACTAGACACACCTTGGGCTAAGTTACCTAATTTATCTAATCTATCCATTGTCTTGGATTTTTTACCTTTAACATTTTTAGCATTCTTAGGTTGTTTAGTTAATTTAGCCTTTTTAGATTTCATAGCATTTTTAGCTCTTTGTGCTATAGATTTAGCTCTTTTAGCAGCAGCTTTTGCTAAACTTGCAGATTTTCTAGCAGCAGCTTTTGCAGCAGCCTTAGCAGTTCTAGCAGCAGCTTTAGCAGCTGCTGATGCTATTCTAGCTGCAGCTCTACCAGCAACTTGAGCTCCTTTAGCTAATGCAGCTGCAATACCACCTTCTAATTCACCAGCATCACTTTCTACTCTAGCTCTTTTATGTCTAATACCATTACCAGATACTTTCATATCTCTATAATGTTCGTCTAGTTTCTTTTTAGCTTCTTCTATAAGATTTAATCCTTTAGGTTTCTTTCCACCTTCTTTTTTGATAATAGCAACAGGTTGTACTACATCCATAGAAGCTAATAAAAGTCTTCCTTTCTCAACAGCTTCATCATCTGAACTTTCATAGGAAGAATCAGAATCATAATCACCTAAATCTCTTACAGATACTTTTCTTCCTGCTCTCATCATACTACCAATATGAGGTCTGATAGCAGATGTTAATGGTGCTCTTCTACCAACTTCAGAAGTTGCAGGAAATCGTGTTTTATGCATACCTAATATAGCACCACCTGTTTTTTCACCTTCAATAGGTGGAGGAGGAGGTTTATTTACTTGTTCTGCTTCATCTTCTGCATCAGCTATAGCAGCTGTGGATATTTTAATAGGAGCTCCTAAACTAGAATATGTAGATATCTCTTTTTTAGTTTGTAATTGAGCTTGATCTCTTGGACCACCTAAAATAGAACCAGCTGCAAAACCTAATATAGCACCACCTTTTCCAACATATTCTTCTTCAGAGTCGCTATCATTCTTATTACAGAATACTTTAGAGGCTTTACCAGAACCGATGATACCACTATTCATTTGACTTCTATAGTTAATAGTCCCTTGACCTGTTGAGTCACAATGAGTTATATAATTACGATTCATAAAATCAATGTCCCTAGCTATAGAACGATTGTAATTATTGTTAAACGGCATATATAATTATATATAGATATTTTTTTATTAATAATATTTATATATATTTTCTATAATATTTATTCTTCTTCTTCTTCCTCGTCATCATCTTCAGGTGGAGGAGGCATATATTTCTTCAATGCTTTTTTGCCATGAGCTATAGCCATTTTAGCACCAGATTTAAGTAATTTCTTACCATGTTTCATTGCTAATTTTTTGCCATGTTCTAAACCTTTAGAAGCTAATTTGGAAAAGCCAGATTTGAGAGAATCGAAAAATCCGCCACCAACCATACGACCTACATCGTCATGGGTATAGTGTTCTTGTTGAGAAGCTTCTAATACATCTTGTTTGGTTAAGATACCAGTATAAGTAGATGAGGTGCCTCTTTCACAAACGAAAACACCGCTATTCATAGTTACTAATACAATTTCTAAGTTGTTTTGTTGATTTGCTGCAACTGATGTACCTATAGCATAAGGTTGGTTATTTGCAACAGTTAAGATGAGCTGGATATTAAAATTTCCGAGAGAGCCAGCTGCATAGAAATCTTCAGTTAATTGGATGTCTTTACCGAATTCTAATACTAAATAAGAACCAAAAGTTGGCGCAACTGTCATTACACTATTATAAGATGGAGGGTATGTAGAAAATCTTTCAGGTAATAATGTAGTAGAAGCTTGGATAGCAGAAGCTGCAACGTATTCTGATTTTTCAACAACACCAGCACCTTTCCAATCATTCCAAGTACCATGATAACCATTGTTTCTTGACATTTGCCAGAGATCGACAGTTTGGGCGCTTGCAAGAATACCTGAGTTGTTATTGAAATTGACAGTAACTTTAGTAATAGGATATGCCATATCAGCATCACCCCAAGATTGGTTACTACCTACTTTTCTTACATATACTAAGAGTTTGTCTGGAATTTGGTTTAATTGTAATGAATTTGTTGTTAAATTTTGTGTATTATCAGGCATTGCATATACTAATGCAGCAGCAGAAGCTGCAGGAGAAGCAGCTAAATTTACAGATTGAGGAGTAATATAACGAGGTAATTCATAGAAGGGTACGATGTTACGAGCAGGTAATAAATCAGAAGGGTGAGGGGTTAAAAAATTAAATAATAATCTAGTATTGGAGAATAAATTACCAGTGTTATCTGTTGTGGAACCAGGGAATACTCCTGTGATACCGTTTATTTGACCTACAGCCTCTGCAATCATTCCAGCAGGAGAAGGAGCACTTTCGGTAGCAACGTTAGTACCACCTGCACCAGTACCACCAGGAGTTAAACCTCTAAATACACGATTCAATGTACCAACGTTAAAAACAAAGTTTAAGTTTTGGATACCATAAAACCCTTGGTTGTTTGATTTTAAGTTAGAGAAAAAGAAAGGAGAAAGTAATAAAGGTTCAATTAAATTCCAAGTAAATGTTTCGGATAAACCACCTACTGCAATAGAATGAGATACAGGAGCAAAAGCACCTCTATGCATTTTACTGCTATCATCTACAGCCCAATAAGCTGCATTAGGGTGAGAAATACCTACACCAGCTACTATAGGAGAATAAGAAGCATAAGTATCAGCAAATGTAGGTGAAGAACTGTTGTAACATACTAAATCTTCACAATCTAATAAACGAGTAATTACTGGTAATACATCACGAATATTTACGCTTACAGTGTTATTGTTAATAGTTGCACTCATTACTGTCATTAATTGATGTAAAGGGAAAGAAGCAAGAGCGGACCATATACCATAGTAGCAACCACCAGCTGCTGCATCACTACCGTTATCATTTACAACGGTAAGTGTTAAATCAGTTTGGAGTAAAACACGTCTATCGATGATAGTTTGTTCTGAAGGTACTTGAATGTTAAAAACAATTTGACTGTTAGAGTATGAAATAGCGTTGTAAAGGGACATAGTAACATTTTGACCTCCTTTAATAACTGCGTATTTGATAGAATCACTTACATCGAGACGAGGGTCTTTGACGAGAACTTTTTCAAAGTCTGCGGACATAGATATATACTTAAAATTAGATAATTATTTATAACCTAAAAAATATAAAGTTTTTTACTATATTTTTTATTTATTAAATGTTTTTTTTCTAAATAATAATTTCATATTCATACCAGCTCCTTGTTCTATAAAAAATCGATGTAGTACTCCAAATTCATCTTTCCAGTAAGTTTCAATATTCATTTCGGACTCTGGTTGAATACCAAACACACCAGTTAATCTATACTCAGCTTTTGGAAAATTACTAACAACAGGATCTGCTCTTCTTCCTAAAAAGTATTCGTATATTATATTTAACACGTTAGCATTATTTACAGGTGGGTTTGGATTAATACCACTAATAAACGGCTTTCCTTCAATCTCTTGTACTATATAGAAATAAGGAGATGTGAATACGATAGACACTACTGGATTCCATAAGAACGAAGATGAGAATTCTGTTGTCATCTGTATATAATTAACTGTTTGTATAAGAGTAGAAAGTGAATCATATTGAGGTACTATATTACTTGCATCAGGATTAGGTATCACTAATAATTGATATTTAAGATTATATAATGATTCCATCCCTTGTAATAATTGATATAATGGTTCATTTGTATATATCTTCCAAGATACAGTTGGATTTATATTATTGCCTTGTATATCAGTTTGGAATGATAAAGGAGCATTAAATTTAACTAAATTATTAGCACCATCAAATGTAAAATAAGGATTATAACCATCATAAGTAACAGAATTATTTGTAGATAGTTCATCCATAGCATAACTTATTGTATTATTGACTAAATCTAAAAAGTAATCATAAGTATAATTCCAAAAATATTCATTCGTTATGTCTTCTTTTTTAACAGGAAATGTAGGAGGGTCTAACGACGGATCTAATGGAATCCAATAAATAGGAAGTGTAATTGATGCGTTACCAGATGATGCTGGTGCATCAGGACCAGAAATATTCCACGTTAATTCTAATGTTATTTCATAAATAGATTCAACACCTTCTAAAGTATATCCAGAAGGAGATGTTAATGTTGATTGATAATTTTTTCCAACTTTAGGATAAACTATTTGAGAAGGAAACGAATTTGAATCAATATGAAAATGAGTTACTGAAACATAATATTCATTAGGTTTATTTATAAAATCATAAGCTCTATTTTGACTATAATTACAAGGGACAGCTAGAATTGTATTAATAGGAGCACCTGTTATATCATAATTAGTATTATCATTAAATACTTGCATATTATAATAAATATGTGTCGAATCTGAATTGTTACCGATTATATTAGATTCAGGTAAATGACGATAATATTTTGGATCGAAAAATTTCTTTTTTCTATTTATATAAGATTTTTGCATATAATATATAATAGATTTAATATTTTTTTAATTAAAATCTTTTCTTCTAAACATAATTTTAAGCGAAGCCGTTCCACCAGATTCTAAATTCATTACGTGCAATATACCATTTTTATCTTTCCATGATGTAGTTATTTGAAGCTGTCTAATTTCACCTCTACCAGTTAAATCAGATAATATATATTCAGCGAGAGGTTCATACATAATATTAGGTTGATATGTATCATCTCCTAAAAATGAAGCTGCATAATCTGCTAGAATATAATATTGATCTGCGTTAGAAGGATTTTTTCCACCTTCTGTACCATACACTGTATTAGCTGATATTAATTCTGGAGTAATATATAAATTAGAAACTTTAAACACAATTGAATCAATTGGATTCCAATAAGCAACTGGCGAATACTCACATGATGATACAACACCATTGTAAGCAGATACTAATGGTACAGTAGTTAAATTAGTATATACAGGAACATAATTAATACCAGATGGATTTCTGACGAATAATAATTGAAAATTAGCATTCTTTGTTTCTGCAACATTAGCTAAAGGTTCGTTATATTTTAATGCAGCTAATGATGAAAATAAATAATATAATTCTGTGTTAAAAAATAATTTATAAGTACTTGTTACACCATTTATAGTAGTTCCCCAAGTTGCATAATCAGCTGTTATAGAAAAAATTCCATTAGTTAAAGTCATAAATGGAGCATTACCCGCAATAGAGCTAGCAGCCATCATATCAGATATTGTTTTATTTATTAAACCAAGAAAATAACCATACGAATAACAATAATAATAAGGATTAGATGTATAATTTGAACCTACAGGTGCAATAGGAATTTCAACAGATAAATCATCAGGTATCCATTGAATATTTTCGTGAGCTAATTCTACATTATTATTATCAGTAATTGTAATCCAATATATTGTATCAGCAATATTATTACTTCCTACAACTGGTTCTGCTATCAAAATAGGTAAAGATTGTGAATCTACTTGAAAATTAATAACAGACATATAATATTTATAAGGATTAATAATATAAGGATTAGATCTAGTTTCATCGAATATTAAAGGTACAGAATTATTAATTGCTATTGGATTACCTTGTTCGTCAAATCCAGTATTATTATTTTTGATTAAAATATTGTAATAAAGCGTAGATGAATTAACTGTACCACCACTTGAACTAAAATTAGACATATATATATATATTATTATAGAAAATATAATAATATATTTAATTTATTTATCAGAATTAAACGTTTTCTTTCTAAATAAGATTTTTATTGTAGCACTACAACCAATACCCAATTTAAATGGTATAAGATTACCATAATTATCTCTCCAAAAAACAGAGATATCAATATCGCTTAAAGGATTCTTACCATAGAGATCTGTCAATTTAAATTCACCTGTTGGTTCATAAAATATGAAAGGTTTGTATTCTGTACCAGTTATTAACGTTGCATAATGTTCTGTTAAAATATTTAAAATATCCGCATTTTGTTTTCCACCATTAATATTTTGATTATTATTTGCATAAACAACAGGTGTTCCCATAATTTCAGGATTAGTAGTAAGTAATGATGTTTTAAAAACAATAGCTGTAATAGGAGTCCATAATGGTAGAGTAGAATATTCTTGTGTAGAATATACATCAATATCAGATGTTATTGGATTAACACGAATATTTGAAACATATGGTTGCACTGTTGCTAATGAATCTGTACCAGTTGATAATATCATTTTATAGTCCATTTGTTTATTGTCTGAAGAAACAACAATTACTTCACCTGCAACATATTTAGCTGGTAATGATGACATAAGATTTAACAATGGAACATTAAAATAAATATTATAAAGACCTAAAATATCACCATTTAATTTTGTTCTGAATGCTGAAACAGGTCCTCCTAATGTAAATAAATATTTTGATGCATCGTAATATAAATACGGTCCTTCGCCTGTTGTACCACCAAGATTAGTAACCCAAATATAATCAAGAGCTTTATTAATACATTCAACAAAATATGAATACGAATAACAATAATAATAAGGATCAGCTGGACTTGTTGGTGTATTTGATACAGGTGTTGCAGGTATTCCTTGTGTATAATCTTGAGGAACCCATTCTACAGCTTTTTTATATGGTATATTATTTGTACCCATAATTGTTACAGTATAAATAGTCTGAGAAGGAGCTCCTCCTTGAATTGGTTGAACTGTAAAAACAGGAAGATTTGGACTTTCAATTGTAAATCTAAGTACAGATAAATAATAATCTTCAGGACATTGTAAATAAGGAGCGGCACGAGTTTGATTAAAATTAAAAACAAGTTCTTTATTATTAGTAGTTAATTCAATGACATTACCATTAATATCTGCAGCAGAACCAGATTCAGGATCAGTATAATTAATATTATAATAAATGTGGTCTGAGTCTAATGCACCTGCAGTATTATTTCTATAATTGTATCTAGACATAATATATATATAGTAATTTAGATAAAAAACTATTTATATACTTTTATTTTCAAAAACATAATCAATAAGAGGTGTATTAAATAAATCCAAAACATTTTTAATTTCAAAATTTAATGATTTGATATAAGGACCAGTACTATTTGCCAATGGTCCTCCGTTAAATAATTCTTCGTTTTGTAAATTGACTATTAAATATTTAGCTTTCTTAAATATTTCTTCACCACCTTCAATAATATCTTTTTCAGCACCACAACAATTTAATCTTATTAAATCAGGAGCTGGTAATCCATATTTTTTAACAAGTTTAGATAATGTATCAGTATTCATTTTGACTGGTATTTCATCTGATATAGTTTTAGGTTTATAATATGATTTAACTCTTTTATCTGATTTGCATTCATAAAAATCAACTTCTTTTTCTTCATTACTTAAACAGGTTATGTAATATTCTTTACCAACATAATATTCAACATTATTTACAGAAGCATCAAATATAATAATTCTTATGTCTGGAAATATTTCACTCATAAGATTATACCATGAAGCATTATAAGCTCCAATATCGTAAATAACTCTTGGTCTAAAATCAATTCTTCTTAAAAACAATAAATATTTAATCATAAGAGTTGATTGAGGTTCCCCTTTAACATAATCTAATATGAAATCGGACATTATATATATAAATCTAGATATTTTTTACTGGAAAAAATCATAATTCTAATTCTTTTAACTTTTTATTTACTAATTCTAAACAGTCGTCACATACAACAGTTTTCTTGGCTTTAGGTTTAGGAGTCTTAGGTTCTTTAGGAACTCTATCTATTTTTTCTTTTTGTTCCACACGTACAGCTTCTGCGATTTTCTTAGATAAATCTAAAAAATCAGAGGAATTAATGTCTGTTAATGCTAATTGAGCTAACAAAACTTTAATTTTACGAT